TGCCTTTTTGGATTCCCTCGACACGGAATTGTAAAGCGTCAGCGCAAGTGTAAAATCCGTGTCGAGGGAATCCCGCAGCATTCCTGCGGTGATTCCGTCAACCGGTTTTCTGGTGTTTCCGTTTATGGTGTATATTTTCATTCTGTCACCGCCCCCAAAACGACCGCACGATTTGTTTGCGTGCTGTACTGGATGCGCGAGACAACTCGCGTCAATATTTTTCCGTCAAGCGCCAGCGGGATTGTGACATCGAATACATGAGCGCCTGCGGTTGCTCCCACTGCGGAATGATATGCGGCATTTACCTCTGTATCAAAGTTTGTCGGTATTGCGTTTTGCATATCGTCTGCCACGCTCTCCATTTCGTCCTCGAATCCGACGCCGACGCCCTCTGCCAAGTATTTGCCGATTTCTTCCTCAAAGAGCTTTGACGGGGAATGAATGCCGAAAAAGTCCTTGATCTTATCTACAACGCCGTCGAAAAATCCGGATATTTTATCCCACAGCCACGCGCCGGCATCCTGTATGCCATTCCACAAGCCCTTTATAAGTTCGCCGCCGGCTGACGCGATTTTCCCCACGCTGCCGGTGATTGCGTTTACAATGCCGGTGATGATCTGCGGAATTGCTTTGACGATCTCAACAATGATCGTCGGCAAATTCTGCACAATGGCAATAAACAGCGTGACGCCCGCCTGAATAAGTGCAGGGAGATTGTCGAGCAGCGCCGTGATGATGCCGTCTATAATTTCCGGAATTGCGTTGCAGATCGTGACAATGATTGTCGGCAGCGCCTGCACAAGCGCAATGAGCAAATCAATTCCGGCTTGAATTATGAGCGGCAGCGCGGCAAGCACAGCAGAAATGATGCCGTCAATAATCAGCGGAATTGCAGCCACAATTGCGGCTATGATTTCAGGAAGCGCACCGACAAGAGAAACAAGCAGTGTGATGCCCGCCTGTATGATCTGCGGAATTGCGCCGAGGATGAAATCAACAATGCTGATTATGATTGCCGGCAGCGCAGCAATGAGCTGGGGCAGGGCGGCGAGAATGCCGTCCACCAGCGCAAGAATTATTTGCAGCGCTGCATCCAGAATGCGGGGCAAGCTGTCAACAATGCCTTTTACCACGGTCACAATTGCTTTTACAGCTGCGGGTATCAGCTTCGGGAGCGCCTTTGTGATGCCGTCCACCAGCGAAATAATGATTTCAACACCGCACTCGAGGATGTCCGGCAGTGCGTCAATTATAGTTTCTACCAGCAGCACAATTATTTCGATCACCGTGTCAACAAGGGTCGGCAGGGCTTCAAAAATGCTATTTATAACAGCGCCGAGAATCTGCGCAACAGTGCCGACGATGCTCGGCAGCATATCTCCGACGGTTGCCAGCAGCTCCGGCAAATATGCGGCAATGGTCTGAACGATCTGCGGCAGTGCCTGTTCTGCGACCTCTATGATTGCCACAAAAATGATTGAAACAGTGTCGACAATTTCCGGAATCTGATCTGCGACGCCTTGCACCATTCCTGTGACGGAATCGACAAAGCCGTTTATAAAATCGTCCGTGATGTCTTCGCCGTTTACAGCTGACTGCACCAGCTTTGTGAAGTCCTGCAAAATCAGTGCTGCGCCGTTGTAGTATTCAGACAGCGCGCCGGCGGCAATTGTGCCGACGTTGTTTGTGGCAGCTGTGGCGCTGCTTTTCATCCGTTCCAGACCGTCAGAAACAGCAAGCAGCCCGTCGAGGGTGTCTTCTGACAAAACCGCTCCGGCGTCTTCTGCTTCCTGCAGAAGCTCTCCCAGAGCTTCGCTGCCGAGAGAAATAAGCGGGTTGAGGTCTTGCGCAGATTTGCCGAGCAGCTGCATTGCAAGTGCGTCGCGCTCCGTTTCGTTTTCAACTTTTCCCAGCGCGTCGACCAGCTCCCAGTACACTTGCTCGCTGTCACGCATGCTTCCGTCTGCATTCTGAATCGAAACGCCGAGCTTGTCGTATGCTTCAACATACGCCGCAGAGCCGTCAGCTGCGCTTTTCATGGATTTGATTTGCTTTGCCATTGACCCCGTGAGAGTGTCAAGCGAAACGTCGACAAGCTCTGCTGCGTAGCTGTACGCTTGCAGGGAATCTGTGCTGACGCCCGTTTGTACGGCGAGCGTCGCCATGTCGTCCGCGTATGTAGCCGCCTGATTCGTTGCGTCGATCAGTTCTGCTGCCATTTTTCCGGCGGCAGCTGCAACGGCTGCCGCAGCAGCGGCAGCGGTAGCCGCCACGCCTGCGAGGATGCCGCCCATTGCGTCCCACGCTCCGCCGGCATCCTTTGCAGCGTCTCCGCTCTCTTTGACGTTCTCTGCAAGATCTTCCGCGCCTGCGCCTGCGTCTGATGCTTCGTCGTTGAAATCGTCAAGTGCCGCATTTGCCTTTTTCAGCTGCTGCTCGGCTGCGGCGACTTCGCGCTGAAATGCCCTGTATGCTTCGTCTGTGATTGTCCCGTCTTTCAGCTGCTGTCCGACTTGCTCCTGCGCGTCGCGCAGTGTCTGGACCCGTTCAGCTGCGAGCGCTGCCTGCTTTGCAAGCAGCTCTTGTTTTTGCGCAAGCAATTCCGTGTTTGTGGGGTCGAATTTCAGCAGCTTGTCAACCGCATTCAATTCAGACTGTAACGACCGGCTTTGCTTGTTTACATTTTGTAACGCTTTATCAAGTCCGGTGGTATTGCCGCCGATTTCTATTGTGATTCCTTTAATGGCTGATGCCACGGCTTTTACCCGCCTTTCCTGAATTTTTTGCGCAGTTTGTCCCTCTCCGGCTTCGTCTGCGCTATTATCCAGCATTTGTCGAGGTATTCACGCCCTTTTTCGGTTTTTCTGCAATTGGTTATGATTGATTCACGCAGCAAAAGCAAATAATCATAATAGCAGATTTTACCCACGTCAAAAATGCTGATGCCGGCATAATCTGCGACCCATTTGTCGGGGGATGTTCTTACTGTGTACCGCTCCTGCCCCTCGTCGTCTTCGGGGTAGTACGGTATCGTCAGTTTGGGTCTGCATTGATCTCCTTAATGAATTTCTGATATTCTCTGAAAAGCTCCTTGATAACGTACAAATCAAGATGCTTGATGTCTTCTGTGGTTACGGTCTTTTTTTCTGTGTTGTCAGAAAGAACGGCTGCCGCCAGCTGATAAAGCTCGGCGCTGTTATGGCTGCCGGTGTTCTTTTTGAATTCCTGCATTTTGTCGACAAGCTCTTTCGACGTAGGCAGAAGTGTCACGGACAGCATGTCCGAGATTTTAACGGGCAGCGTCGGTTTTTTGATTGATGTTAAGTCAAGCATTTTTCATTCTCCTGTAAATATAGATTTGCGGCGAGCGGGGAAAGCCGCCCGCCGCTTTTTGTTCGTTTAGGCTTCCTCGTTTTCGTCTCCGGCATCAGTCTCCGCAACACTTGCGGCAGCTGCTCCGTCGACGATTTCCTCGTCATACCTGATAAGCGTTCCGTCTTCGTCATGCGGAAACGCCTTGAATTCTGCGTCGATCTGCACTTCTTTGTCCTTTGCAAACGCAAGCGTGAAGCCCGCCTCGTTGCTTCCGACGATAGTCAAGCGGCAGTCGCCGTCCTCTGCGTCCTTGTGGAGAAAACGCAGCACGTATTTCTTGCCGTCGTGATTTTTGATGCCGCCGATCTTAACCGTGCGGCGGTTTCCTGATTCGGTTACGCGCGCGGTGCTGCAAAGTCTTGCAAGCGTCTTGCCGTTCCAAGTAATCACACCGGATTTGAGCTTTGCTTCCTCGTCAGTGATAATTTCCTTGCTGCGGCGTCCGCTGTCGTCATACGCGGTGTATTTTGTGGGCTTGTATTCCACAGATGCACCGCCCTTGATTGCGCCGAGAAGATTCTCGTCTTTTTCGATTGCCTCGTCTTCCGGCAAAGTTCCGGTGAATTCCATGCAGAACAAATCACCGCTGCCGAGTGCGATTCTGTCGGTATAGGTTTTCATGTCCTCATTCTCCTTTTGATTTTTGTTGTTATGGTGAAATTAAAGGTGACTGTATACAAATTTTCGTTTGTGTTGTAGTCTTCCTGTTTTGTGATTTCGCAGTCTTCAAAGGCGGTCTCGACCTTTTCCTCTGCGTCAAAATCCTTGTCGATTGTGCAGAGTTCAAGCACAATGTCGCTGTGTCGGATTCTGGTCTGACCGTCACTGCCGGTCAGTTTTTCGCGGTCAATATACCACGTTGAATATGTGCCGTCCGGTGGCTTGTCATATTTTCTGTACTGCGTCTGTATGCCCGCTTGCTGCATACGACTTTCAATCAGCGCTTTTACTTTTGACATTTGCTGTTTCTCACTTTCCTTGCGCGGCGTCTTCTACAAGCTCCGGCAGACGTTTTTGCGCCAATTCCTCGCCGTACTTGATATGTGGATATGCCCGCGCCCGCGTTCCGTTTCGGTTTTTGTGTCCGTTCTCGAGCAGATGCGTTTTCCTGAATTCTGGGGCTTTCACATACCACGTTTTGCGCTTGTTGCGCTTGTCTTCAAACGATGTTTTGACGGCAAACGCCTTGACATATTTTCCGGTGCGCTTTTGGAATTTGATGTGCCGCTTGATTTCCGCATTCACTTCGTCAGCTGTCGTGTCGACGGCTTTTTTCATTCCCTCTGTTACTTCCTCTGTGTACTCTGTAAGAGCGGCGGCAATTGCTGCCGCAAGATCATCCGGCATTATCGCACACCCGCTTTTTCTGTCAAATACAGCTGCGTGCGTCCGGTCGGCATTTTGTATGTGCGATAGATCGCATACACGCTGCCTTTGTATTTCACGCGGTCAATATTTTCATCGTAGCTTTCTGTGTCGACCAAGAGGGAGCGCGCCGGCTTGATGTCCTGCACGCCGGCGTCGAAAAATTCACTTGAAATTATCGGCACTTCTGCGCAAAAGAGAAAATGCGTCTCGTCTTCAAACGGTGGGGTGTAGCACACCTCGTCAAGCGAGATTTCGGCAGAGTTTTTTTGCACAGAGTTCAATTCATTCATGTGGTCGCCCTGCCTTTCACTTTCTTATTGTTCAAGCGCAAGCGCAGATTTTCCGGCATTGCTTTTGCAGTGTCCCTGTTTTTATATGTCCATTCGCAATAGTCAGCAAGCAGCATATTGTCCTCGGGGGATTCCGTGTCAATAGCAATGCCGGTGTTTTCGAGTTCGCATAAGCGGGCGCGCAGCAAGTTTCTGAAATATGTATCGCGGACGGTGTGCGTGACGCCGAGCGCTATTTTGAACAGCGACAAAGCTGTTTCAATGTTCCTTTCGTCATTCATGCTGCTGCCCTCTCTTTACTGCATTTATACAGTCTCGTCGTCTTCACCGGTGGAAGCTGCGGCAGCTTCTGCGGTAAATGCAAGAGTGACAAGCACAAACGCATTCTTTTTGGTGGGCTTGCCGTCGTATCTGCCCTTGCCGCGGAATGCGGTCTGATCTTCCGCAAACTTGACGTGTTCAGACTTGTCAATCGTGATGCTCTCACGCTCAACAAGGGTGTAACAGGTCATGTCGCCGTAAAGAATCTTGTCGATGTCCATGCCGTTATTGAAAACGACGTCAAGCCCGAGCAGATCGGGTTTCTTGATGTTGGGGAGCTTGCCGACCACTTCTCCGGCGTCAGTGGTGGCAATGGAAAACTCGAGCAGACGGTTGTAATACGTGCTGCGCTTCATAACAGCCACGATGTCACCGGTGCTGTCCGTTCCGTCGTCAACAAGGGCAATGGGCTTGACGATAGCTGCAACGCTGGTGGGGTCAGTTACAGTTACTTTGTGGGATTCGTCAAGTGCGGTGATGATGCCGGTAGGCTCTTTCTGTGCGTCGCCCTTGCCGTTAAGGATTGCAAGATCGAGCGCAAGCGCAATTGCGCGGGCGAGCTTCTTTGTTACGTAGTCGTCAAGATTCACGATGCTGTCCTGCATCATGGCATTGTCAACAAACGTCACCTTGCCGACCTTGTAGCCGTCAAAGGAAATGTCGGTGATAGTGCCAACGTCACCGGTCGGCAGCGTGCCTTTGGATTCAAGCCACGTCGCAGCGGTGGTGTCTGTGTCGATAAGGATGCGGGCAGTGCCTTTTGCGCGAATCTTATCGACAAGGGGGTAAAGGGTGGTGTAGTCGCCCATGATGTCCATGATGCGATTTACAATGATTTCGGGGACAGTAAGCCCCTCGCCGGAGACGGCGCGAATGTTTTTCAGCTTCTCGTAAAAGTCCTTGACCTCTGCGCGCTCGTAGTATTCGCCGCTCTCGAGCATTCTTCTGACCTGATACTTGTTCATGGTGTTTTTTCCTCTCTTTTCGTTTTCGTTGTCGTTGCCGGATGCGCCAGCTGCGCCGTGTCCCTCTCCGGTCTCTTTCAGTTCGTTTTCAATGCGGGTGATTTCCGCCTCGACGTCCACGATCTTTGCGTCCACGTCGGCAGCTGCAATATCGTCCTCGAGGGTTTTGAGGTCTGCTTCAATGGGGGCAAGGTCTTCGCCCTTTTCCGTTGCAGCCGCAAAGCGCTTTTCGATGTCCGCCTGTCTTTCGTCAAAACCTCTTTTCTGATCGAGCAGCGCCGCATATCTTTTCTTGCCGGCTTCGAGGTTGATCTGTAATCTCAACTGTTTCAACATTTTTTCAGTTTCTCCAATCTTTCTTTGATATTGTTTTTTTGCTTTTCACGGCTCGCTGTTGCAGCTGCCGCAAAGTCCTTGTGTCTTGCCTGAATGTCCGTCTGCTCATACTGCGGGAACGTACACACAGACACTTCTCGCAAGTCCATGCCGGTGATTCTGCATAGCATTCCGCCGCCGTCGAGGTCGCTATATTCCCACTTTGTGGGGTTAAAACCAAATGAACAGCCGCTAATATCACCGCGCTTGATTCTTGCATAAGCGTCGCACGCTTGCTGGTCGTCCTCGTTTACCGGCATACTGCCCCAGACGCCGTGCGCATCCGCGCGCAGCGTCAGTGTTTTGCTGCCGGTGCGACCGAGAACAATGTCGCTGTTGTGGTTGTAAAGACAACGGATGTCGTTTTTTGCGAGGCTTTCCGTTACGGATTCCGGCGCAATTTCTTCAAATTCGTTGCTCCACAGCTCTGTGCGCTGATTGAACACGATAAAATATCCCTCGATATATCGAGCGCCGCTTTCTTCCGCGCGTGTTTTCAGCTCATTTTGCAAAAAAGCTCGTCTGAATTTATCCACCCTCTGCACCCCCTTTGTTTAATTTTTTCTGTTTGTCGATGTCTCCGACCTTGATGTAATTTTCAAGCACGGCAAAATCATCCATTCCGGCAGCGTCAGAGGGCGCGAGGTCGAATTCATTGCGTCCCTCGTTGCGGGTCATCATAGCGTTTTGCACCATGCCTGCGACATAGGTTTGCTTTTCCGTAAGCGTGTAGTGCAGCAAGGATTTTTCAGACATCTTGAAATACCACTTTTCGGAATAAAGCAGCTTTCGCGTGTATTCCTGCTGTATGATCTCTGCAAAGCCGCGTATTGTTGACGACACAAAATTGTTGTACGCATCTTTGTTGAATTCTCCAATGCCGAGCAAAAACGGCGGTAAGCCAATTGCGCCGGCAATTGTGCGAATGTCAAGTGTGATGCTGTCTTGTATCGCAAGGTCTTGCAGCGTCAGCGGTTGTATTGTTTTTATGTCAAGCTCTCCGGCGGGAATCAGCCACGGCTCGCCCCTCTCCGTTTCGCTTGCATAGCTGCCGAGGATTTTTTTGCGCTTTTCGGGGTCTTGCAGTTCTTCCGTGTCCGCATTGATCGAAATTATCATTGACGGTTTCCATTTACTGCGTAAAAATCCCGTTTTTGTCGCGTTTGCCTGTAAATACGTTTTCACGCTTTCGGCAATTTGCGGCGCATATCCGACGCCGCGCCACGGCTTGTCTTTGTCCGGAATCAGGACAAAATGCAGCACTTCGTCGTCGCGGTATCTCTTGCCGCTGATCGTGATAAAATAATGCCCGTCTGAATCAAGATCAGAATAACTTGCCGCCGACGCGTCAAGCCACGTCATTGATTCGAGCAGCGTCCCGTTGTAAGAGGGCAGCGCCACAGCGTTGCCGCATTTCACCATGTCGTCAACCAGCTTATACACAAATGTCTTGCGGGTCATGATCTGATTCGGCGTTATGTCGATCACGCGCGACAGCTCATTTTTTATGCGCGTGTCTCCCTTTTCGCCGTTCTGCATCAGATAAATTGTCATGTTGCTTACCATGTCCGCGATCTTATGCGCACAGCGGCATACAACGTCATTCTGCGACAGCGGGGTATATCCCTCGGGACACAGGATGTTTTTTGCGTCTTCGCTATTCAGCCACAGCGCGACCGCGCCTTGACTGCGGCTGCTGGGTGCGTCCCTCTGCTTCCTGCTAAAAATTTTCATGTTGTTTGCTCCTTATGAAAACCATTTGTTTAACTTGTTCTTTCTGTCAGCCGCAATTATTGCTTGCTTGCAGGCAATGACCGTCGCGTCGAATAAGTCCATGCGCCGCTCCGGTGCGATTTTTTCAAAACGCACCCGCTCGTCTGGGTCTTCGACTGCTTTCACATTTCCGATGCAGTATTCAAATGCCTTGCTGTGGCAGTAATAGAAACGCCGCGCTTTGATCTGCCGCTCGATGTGTCGGAATGCTTCTGACTTTTTCCAATATTGCTGATCGCTGTTTTCCATTACAAAGCCCGCTGCCGTCATGAAACGAACAAAATCACGTGATTTGTATTTGTCAAATGCGACCGATTTTATTTTGAATCCCTTTGTGCGCATATCCTTAAACCAGCGGACAATTTCTGCGGGGTCGTTTACATCCCCGTTGCACATTGTCAGCCAGCCTTGCTCTTGCCACCAGAAAAACGGGATTTCATCCTCGCTTGCTTTCTTTTGGGCTTGTGTTATCGGCATAAATCCGTGCGTGATCGTGATTGATACCTTTTTGCCGGCGACCTCTGTCTCTCCGTATAGTGCGCCTGCCGTCAAGTCGTGCATGATAGACAAATCTGCGCCGCCTGTCCAGACAATAGGCATTTTCAGCAAGTCTTCCAGCGTCCAGCTGTATGCCTCGTCAGATGCTTGCACTTCGTTCACGTCAAAATACGCGCTTGCGACGTCGGTGTATATGTTCAGGGATTTATTCAAAAAATCGTTGCGTGATGCAGGGTCGTTTGCCGCTTGCAGTGCTTCCGCTTCCATGTCTTCCGGTCTGATCGTCACACCATAATTCGGGTTTGCCTTTTCCCATTCCACGGGGTCGGTGTAGTTTTCCGGATTGTCTGCCTTGCAGATAAATATAAAATATTGCTCGTCTGCGCACGTTCCGGCAAGCACTTTTTGACAGTAGCAAAGGCGCGAATAACAAAAGCTGTTCATGTCCTTGCCTGCGGTTGTTATACCGATCAGCAATTTATTGCGGTATGCTTTCATTGCCTGCTTGTAAACAAAATAATCGGTCGCGCTGCGGTATGCGTGTATTTCGTCAAGTATAATCAGGTTTGCATTCAATCCGTCTGCTTGCTTTGAATTGTTTGCAAGCGCCTGAATCATCATGCTGCCGGTGTATTCGTCGTCGTCATTGTAGAATTCGCGGCTGATAGAATGCTCGGCATTGCTGTCAAGGATTTTGAAATTGTCCCTCTCGCCCATGAAATCAATGTTTTTGCGGATGATGTCAAAACTTTCAAGCGCGCGGTCGAGCCGGTTTGCGACGATGTAGAGAGTGGACGACGTGCGTCTATCAAGCAGAGACAGCGCCCACGCCAGAGCTGCGGCAAAAGGGGTTTTTCCGTTCTTGCGGGGTACAAATATAAACGCTTCTTTGAAGCGCCGCTCGTCCGTCCCTGCAAGGTAAAAGCCGGCGAGGTTGTAGCAAATAAATTTTTCCCACGGCTCGAGCAAAAATGGTTTTCCGGTCAGCTCTCCTTTGACGTGTACAAAGGTCGATTCTATGATCTCAATAACAAATTCCGCATTTTGTATGCGAAAATCAAAACGGGGGTCGTCGAGGTCTTTCAGGAAGCGGGCGGCAGCTTGTTTGCGCTCAATGTTCGCAATAATTGTGCCGTCAAGAATGCCGCGCGCATAGTGCATGACGGCATCCTGATTTTTGTATTTTTTAATAGCCATTGCCGCTCAATGCGCGATCAAGTTTGCTGGCTTTCTTTTTCTTTTTCAGCTCTTGCTCGTTGATTCTGCGCAGTCCGGCGGGGGTAAGTCCGAGGCGGTCTTCCGTTGATGCAATGTCACGGCGCAGCTGCTCAATAGCAGCATACAATGCCGTCTTGCGCTCGTTGGTCGCACCGC